CACCGGGATATACTTATCCGCAATTGCCTCTGTCTTCTTCATGCCCACACCTACAAAATAAAGCACCACAGCCAACACCAACAGTTCCGGTTTTACATAATTCATAATCTGATCCATGATCATTCCCCTTTCTTCTCCAGGTTCTCAATCCTATGATTTGCGATCTTCATCTGTTCTTCTTGCACACACAGCTTCTGTTCCAGCTCATATGTACGCTCTATTACATTATTATGCTTATCTACCCGTTTTGTGAGCTCCTCCAGTTTATACTCCAGGAGTGCCCTGGTCTTTTCCTGTTGGCCACGATTGCTGATCAGGCAGACAAGCAGAGTTACACCCGCTGAGATGCAGGCTGATATGATTGTTTCCATGTAGTTCCCTTTCTGATTATGTTATTTTGCGCATAATAATAAGACCGTCTCCGGTCCTGCTCTTATCTCTGCCATATGCGGTTACTCTACCGGGTCAACCGGCGGGGCAACCGGCGGGTCTACTGGGTCTGGGGTAGGCTCTGGTTCAACCGGTTCCAGCACTAGGGTTTTGCTTGGTTTGACAGGCCACTTAATCTCAAATGGGAAGCCATCCTGCTCTGGTATATCTCTTAATGCCTCCCGGTATCGCGTCCATTCACCATTTAAGGCTTGCCCCAGTGTGGTTAAAAAATCTAACCATACAGTAAATGTCTTTCCGGCTGGCACCTGTAAGCCCAGTCTGTCAAGCACAACTTCTTTGTCGCTCTCTGCCAACATTTTGTCTCTGATTTTCCTTGCTGTTTCCGCCGCCGCTTCCACATCTTTTTCGCTAACTGCTGTTTCATAAGCTGTCTGTTGTACATCGGACTGCTCTGCCTTTGTGGTTTCATATAATTTCTGCATTTTCGCCAATCTTTCACTTTCTGTCACCATTATTCCCATATCTTTCCTCCTATCTTATTTTGATAATTAGTAGATTGCACAAGCCACCGCCGCACCGAGGGAACTGTGCGCATAGTCGCTGCCCACAGAACCGTCAGGGCGCACAAGGCGCACAGAGTAAGTGACCCAGGGGTTCGGAGACCGCAACCACCAGAACCTAGCAGCTCCGCTGCTATTGTATTTGATTCTGTCAGCGGCCAGTGCTCCGCTGTAATATGGGTACTGTGTTCCGTCTGCCACATTGTTCTCCATGCCTCCGAACACCTCTGAGTATGATGCCAGCCAGAATCTGTCCTGTGTTTCATAGGAACTGTTCAACTCATCCGCCTCCTCGTGGATGCCGTTGGACTTCGTTACGTGCGAACAGATTCCAACCACTTCCAGGAAGTCTGCCGGCAGTCCAGCCATAAATCCAGCTATTGAAGCGTTCCACGTTGGCGGCCTATCATATTTTGTCTGCGGTGTCCAAAATGTTCCTACTGCCTTATCGCTGTTCAGCATCTGTCTCAGTGCTGACTCCTTCCAGTTACTGGAACCGTACCGGATGCGGTGCGTGTGGTTGAGTGCTCCTTTTCCGTCTGCGGTTCCTAGATCCGTTCCCCCGGTGCCCTCTGTGACCGTCACCGTCTCCAGAGCTGTAGTGCTTACTTGCGTCTCATATGTACTTATCTTTGTGGCTGTTGACTGCGTATTATACGACCACGGAAACATAACCACCCCGCCCGCAGGCACGGCTTTTGTAAGCGTAAACTGTAGCGTCTTACCACCTCCATAACTGGTATCGTATCCTGCCAGTAGCGTAAAATGATAGGTTCCTGCCGCCATCGTTGTTTCTGCTTTATAAAGTGCCTCTGTATTATCAAACTGGATTGAGTTGATGACACAATCATGGCTCAGTAGAGTCATACTGTGTTCCATCCTACCATTTGGGTCCTTGTCATAATCGTGGGCTACTACATCCCAGATTATCTCTCCGTATGTTTCATGCTGCACCCTCAATTGCGACCCGACAGGAAATGCTTTTTTCCCAAATCCACTCCGAACTATGCGCTGTACAGATGCCCACGTACTTACTTCCGGTGTCTGCCCCGTGACCGATATAGCAATGAGATTGAGCGCCTGAGCTATCTCCTGCATGGTCGATTCGCGGGGAATGTTAATTGTACTCATAGTATCTACCTCCTTCTTAATAATTAATGTCCAGTCCCATATCATTGGGATTTATAGAGAGCCTTAACCCTCCTAATGTCTCCCGGATGTATGTCTCTGTGTCCACGGTGTACTCCAGGGAGATAACAGGCTGTAGCGGGTCATCTGTCCAGATGTGGGTGGTACCGGCATAACTGCACAGGGCATTCATGGCGGATTGCTCCTGGGGAGTGAGGGGCGTCCATGTCTCTGTGTCTTTGCCTATGTCGTATAAGCATCCCCACACGCCATCCCTGCATGTAAGCTTGTCCCACTGTGTAAGCGGACGGTCTGAGGTTACGGTGGCTGTGCGGCCTTTGTAGGGTTCCCAGCCGGTGTCTTTGTCTCCCAGTATTACACGGGGATAATAGACTTTATTTGTCAGCACCGTTCCGGAGTCTATTTGGGCATGGCGTACTCCTGTGACCTTAAAACCTTCGGGATATTTTTCCGGGTCAACAAAAAATTTGTATTGTGCCGGATATTCTGTGCCCATAAACAATACTATATCTGATATATAGTATGTTTTACCGGCTTGGAGCACCATTAATACATTATCGCCTGTAATATCTGCTGTATACTTGCCTAACAACCATACAGCGACTGGCGCACCTGTACCAGTGCCATTACTGGTTAATGTACCATCTGAGTTTACGACTGTAGTTATTCCCGCAGCGGTACCGCCTTTTGCTCCGGTCATATCAAGCAGGTTGTTTTTACACGATGTCACCTTCACCTCATACTTACCGGTCTTCGGGTTCAGTACCCCTACATTTTTCAGCGGCGCTTCTGCTTCCGGCTCCGGAACCCCATCCTGCACCGTCATCCCCTGCACATCCAGCTTGCGGTATCCTTTGCCCTCCGCCGCATCCTCCAGGGTAAGAAAGCTCCCCGCCGCCTCCCGTATGATTGCGCTTGCCGTGGTACGCTGGAGCTGTGCGGTGTTATCCCGGTTGGTGTGGATCTGCTCACGGTCTGAGGATATTTCTGCCGCGGCCGCCTGGACGTTCTTTACCTGAGTGGTGCCCTCTGCCTGGATGCGGGTGACCTGGGTGTCTCCGGCGGTATTTACTCTTGTGGTCTGGGTGTTTCCTGCCGTATTTACGCGCTGTGTCTGTGATTGACCAAGATTTCCGATATCCGCAAGGGCCTGCTGTACTGTGAGGTCAAAGTCACTGACCATCTTCCTCATTTCAGCAATGTCTTCGTCAGTTGCTATCAGTTTGATTTTATTTGGGCCATGACAGTATCGCATCAGGCCTGTATCCGTTGAGATTGCCAGCTCACCAGTGTGCATTCTTTCCGGTATAAAGTCTTTTTCAATACCAATTCTCATTGTAATCGCCATTTTACTGTACCTCCTTCCATTCTTCAAATGTTCCGCCCGTGATATCAAATTCAGTTTCGTAAATTATTTTGCTTCCGGAAAACAGACGGATTTTATTTCCCGTTATAGCCACACCATCGGCCTTACTGTCGAGCTTTTGGATTACCTGTTCATATACTCCTGGAGTTGGCACTTGCATTTCATTGCCATCACCATATCCGGATGTATTAATTTCCAATGGTACTTCATTTGCAGTTACCAACGCCCCCCGCAAATGCTGACACATAACCGATTCCTTTGCCAGCCAAGAACTCCCAGGGTACATAGCATTCGTCATTATCAAGGATTATCGGTGTTTTTGTGGTGCCGCGTCTGAAGATCGCCGTTTTTATCCCCTGCCATTCATCTGTCATGAAGACAAAGCGTGCCCGGAGATAATCATGACTATTTGCTACAACAGTAAATTTATCCGTTCTGCTTATCTTCTGGTTTTCCACTCGGAATGTTATTACTGGTTCCATCTTTCACCACCTCATTTCCCAATAATCCATTTGCTTCCATATATTTAATCGCATAATCCTTGTTGTTGTTTTTCAGTAACTTATTCTCGACACTGTCTAATATATAAGGCAGCAATTCCATTGGGACATTATTATTCTTCATAAGGGCGACAGCGTGGTTAAGGATTTCATTCTGGATGACATCCATCATCATTCCTACAGGCACGACTACTGGCGTCTTTTTCAGTTCTTTCTCTCCCATCAAATATTCTCCTCTATAATTATGTCTTCTGGTTTCACGTCCTCAAACGTTGGCGGCTCCGCCCTTTTTACGGCCTTATTTCTCTCCTCCTCGGTAAAATTATAAAGGGATCGAATATCTTCTACCATGTCCATACTCCTTAAACTCATGCGTTTGTCCGGAACGACTGCGGAACGCAACTCCTGTATTGCTTTAACTAAATACGGGATGAGTCCGATATAGTTTACACTAAGCAGACCCTGCTCATCCTCGCGGACCAGTTCTGGTAAAACTTGCTGGAGCTGTTGAGCTATAATTCCGGCATCTACGTGTCTGCCATCGGTCAACCAATCGAAAGATTTGATCTCAATGCTGTTAATTGCATTTAATGCACTTGCCACATCTGTAATATTATCTTTCAGTCTCGCATCAGATTGGTTATAAATGCTATGTCTGTTCATATCTAAATCGGTATAACAGTCAATCTCTGATGGCCTTGCCGTGAAATATGATGTATTACTACTGGAAGGTACAATCGAAAACTCATCTGTTTTAAATCCTGACGCATCGGTCCAGGATTTTAGGATTCCTCCTGTATTTAATAAAACATCGTTCCCTTTTGTATTAAGTTTTGCCCCTAAATACAAATTACCCGCTGTGTAGCCTGAATAATTTTTATGCATGTACATGAGTTTTATAGCGTAAGAGGTATCTGTACTTTTGTTTTTGGCTGCCCACCCCACGTATGACCCTTCAGCCTCTAGGTCAAATACAAGACCGGAGTATTGATCCCCGTTTATAAACCTGTTCGCACCTATATTTCCGATTTCTACATCCTGAAATAACACCCGCATCTTTCCGCCTTTGACGCTGGCTGTAGATGTGCTGGTTTTTGTAGTAAAGGACCCTTTTTCAATTACAATCCCATCACTCCCCCAGTGTCCT